CTCAAAGTTAAGGTTTGGTTCATAAGCGAAAGTTCGTGATAATTCTTTCATCTTTGCTAACAATTCATCGTGTGTCATTGGGCACGCCACATTCCATTTGAACCGAAAACGTACCAATAAGGTTCGCACTGATCGTCCCCGCGTTCAGGGCACATGAAACCGCCCCAATTCTTTTTGCCTGCTTTGACATTGGCTTCAGATTGTTGTTTCCATACACGTTCGCCATGTTTACACGTTGGGCGTTGGGTTTGTTCGCTTGAACCGTGCGAAGGCGTGCCAGTCATTTCGGCTTCAGCTGCGGTTTCATAACTAGGCACTTCACCGAATTTCGTATTCCAAACGTCCAATTCATCAGCGACATCAGCCTTCAAGATTTTTGGCGGTTGTGGTTTTGAAGCGGCATTGCCGTCATCATCTTCGGGCGCAATTCCACATGCGGTCATAAGCGAATAACGTCGTGCATAAGTCAACGCCGAACCAAATGCTTGCGGGCTATTTTGCGCGGCTGGCACGAAAATGCTACCTGTCTCCATGTGTTCACCTGATTCGTGCAAAAACACTGTGCTGACAATGACACCCTTGTCACTTTGATCAGTGTGTTGAATCAAGGCAATGCCGTTGTTGTGTAGTGCGTCAATAACGGCTTCAATACAAACCGCAAGGTCTGCGTACTTTGACCCGAAATAAGGGTTATCTGCCTTTTTCAATGCTGGCGCAAAATTGCGTTGTGCCTGGACAAATGCTGCTGCGATTGCGCTCATTATTTGACCGCCTTATTTGCCATGTGGCGAATCATTGCCTTACGACGTGCAATGCCTTCGCGCTTACCGTCCTTGAAGCCTTTTGCGTAACCGACGGCTATTGCCATGACTAACATGATGACCAATGCGATAAAACGACCCAATGTTTCAGGGTCTAATAGATCAACGACCATTTTGAATTCTCCCGATTCTTGGCGGTAGGACTACCACCTGACATCAGGGTGACGCATGAACGCCGCGCGGTCAAGAACCTTGCGTGTTTGTCGGCGTGTCTTGCGGCTTCGGCTTAGATTTCAACCCGTTGCCAGCAAGTACGCCGCCCAATGAACCAGTCAGGAAAATTGCAAGGGTTTTCAATAGATCAATGAACGCTGCGTCATTGGGTGCTTGCGCCCCGATTGGCTGGGTCACGAAAATCAGGGCATAAGTAATTCCAATGGTCACGATCAAAAACACCATTGCCAACGTCGTGCCGATTATCAAAATCAGCTGCGCGTGAACTTCTTCGGGCGATTTACGGCGTGCGGGTTTGTTGTACGACTTTTCCAATGATGTCGTCAGTGCATGTTCCAGTAGGGACGCACTGCGGTTTCTTGCATTCCGCGTTTTCCCAGTTGTCGAATTCTTGGCATTCATAACGTGTCCACCCCTGATACCCGCAGGCGGTCAGGGTTAGTGCAAGTGCCCAAACCAACCCTGCCGCTGCGAATCTGCGGTTCACTTCCCCGTAGAACCGAAGGCTTTGTCGTTTGGATTTAACCAGCGCAAAATGACTGGTGCGACTGCTGCCACGCCTGCCATTGCAAGGGTCTTTGGGTCAGTAACGCCCGCCATGTATAGCGCGAGTGCTGCTGCCATGAATGAACGCGCCCATGACGCGATCAAGGCTTTGGCTTCGACCATTTCTTTGTCTCCTTTTTAGGTTTTGCAGTTGTTGTTGCTGGTGTTTCTACCTTTGGAAATTCGCCTTTGTACGGCACAAATTTTGGAATGCCAAAACCGACAATTTCCTTACCTTCACCGTATGAACGAACCTTCACCATGACCATGCCGCCATTGCGTTGGTCGCCTGTCCCGCTGGTGTTGCCTTCGATCGTCAAGCAAGTCTTTGAATCAATAAGTCCGACAACAATGCCAATGTGAGAAATGCGGTCAACGCCGTCATGCGGAAAATCCATAAATGCCAAATAGCCCAATTGTGGCATACCTGACCAACGGCTGATTTCTTTGAATTTATGTGCGCCAATTGCAGTTGACACGACTGAATGAATCTTGACACCTGCCTGGGCTGCACACCAATTGACAAAACTGCCGCACCAGGGCAAACCGTCTGCCTTTGTAAATTTGCCGTATTTGGTCAGGTTGTCGCCTTCTTCGATCGTGCCGACTTCAGCTGCTGCCACTTCGATCAACCGTGCATTTGTGCCTTGTGGGTAGTTACTCACAACCCCAACGCTTTCAAATCGTCAGTTGTCAAGCCCAGTGCGGCAAGTTTTGCCTGTGCGGCTTCTTTCGCTTCTTGAATAGACAATTTTTCAGCCTTTAATTTTGCCCCTAGTTCTTGATCAATTAAATACTGTGCGTATTCGTCATCATTCATTTCACGTTCAATGCCTGCAACGATAACCATTGGCTTTGTTGTCATTTATTTCACTCCGTAAACTTTGTATGTACCGCTTGTCCAATTGCCAGATTGTGGCAAAAATGTCAATGTTGTGATCGCGCCTGTTTGGTTGTAAGCACCCACCCCGATTTCGGCAACAACATTTGTGGCGCTATTCGCTGCCAAATAAGTGAAATGCACGGCTTTCCAAAATCCTGCAACCGCGTATTGTGGAATTCTTAGATAGATTTGTCCATCTGCCGCTGAAGTATCTGAACAAATTTGAATGAATGTTGATGCTGCAATTGCTGCAGGTGCATTTTGTGCAGCGGCTAGAGTTTTGTAACGAGTATTCGCATCACCATTCAAGCGTAGAATTGTTGCCGTGTTGCCTGTTGCTGGTAATTGATCGTAAATGTAAACCACCAATTCATTGTATGCACCTGACAATGTTCCAGTTGTCACGCTTGCACCGCTGAACGTTCCACTTTCCAACAATGTCATTCCACCTGATACGGGTGCTGCCCATTTTAATCCAGTTGCCGTCGTAGAATCAGCGGTCAAAACTGTATCGTTGGCGCCAACCGCTAAACGTGCGGGTGTATCCGCTGCGGTCGCCGAAATCAAATCGCCTTTTGCATCAACAATTGTTGGCGCAATAACTGCCGCATTGTCCAACGAAAGTGTCACTGCCCCCGAAGTCCCGCCGCCTGTCAAACCAGTGCCAGCAGTAACGCCAGTGATGTCACCTTGATCGTTGGCAATCCATGTGAAATCCATGTCGGTATTTGAAGCCTTTGACAAAATCTGACCAGTTGTGCCGCCCTTTAGATCAGCCAGGGTTGTGTCAACGGCTTGTCCAAAAACTTCAAAATCTGCTGGTAAATCCGTGACCAAATCACTCGACGTGGGCATTTGCCAGCCGAACGAACTCGTTGGGTTGCTCATAGGTTTTCTCCTTTTCTAAGCCACTATTGTGGCATTTGCCCATTCTAAAGTCGGCGACACGCTTGTCCATGTTTCGGTGATCGGTACGTCATTCCAGCGCATTGCCTGCAATGAATAAGCCAATGGCGACAATAACAATGTGACGCTTAAACGGTTGTAACCAGCCTGGAACGACCAACCTTCTACGAACCCTTGAAACGTTCCCGAATTCATGTTCAATGGCAGATTGGTCAGGGCAATTGCTTCGCCCATGAAAATGTTGATTAGGTTGTCACGATCAGCATTGTCAATTTCAGGGTTTGTCAGGTCAAATGAAATTTCGCTGAAGATTGGTTGCGGTTGGGCACGCAATGACAAATAGAAATTTGCCTGTGCCGTGGCGTCAGCTGAATTGTGCAGTGTTGTTGTGATGATCTGCGCCAATGTGCCAAATTCTGCAATTGAAGCGGCATTGCTGGCACTGACTTCGCTGCTGCTGGTTGCGTCGTATTTGATCGTTAAAGAATTGCGAACGTCGCCAACGCGGGTTTGAATCTTTAGACCAGCCGCACGCGCATGGTTGGCGTCTAAGTCAACATAACCGTTTGCAGCAAGGTAATTGGTTCGGTGCGTACTATCGGCATACCCGATTTGCCCCGTTGGGGATTCGTACAAGTAACCTGCGCCCGACGTCGCCAGGGCAGAAACCAGCGAATAAACGTCGGTGCGCTCTGACGAACGGGCTGCCAATTCATAGTTGCCTGGACGATCAATTTCGCCCAAACCATTGTTTTCAGCCGTTGCCCATGTTGTCCCCGCTGGTGTGTAACCGCCCCATGTTAACGACCCAGCAACCTGCGCCCAAGTGTTGAATAAAACGTCGCTTAAAATGTCGTAAATCTGATCGCCGTCAAATTCTTTTGAAAGTACGCCGTTGGTCAATGCTTTTGGCAAACGTGCCAATGCGCCCAATGCCGTGATCGTGTAAGTCTGCGTAAACATGGTCGAACCAACGTCACGGACTTCCAACCCAATGTCCACAACGTTGCCACCGAAGATTGAAACGAATGCCCCTGCGGTGTCCTTGACCTGAATGGAAATTGTTGAATTGACATTCACCGGGACTGCCGTTTGATTCACGTCGATCAATTGAATGCTGCAATAGCCCGCATTCGCTTGTTCATAAATGTTTGTGCGACCGCTGCGAACGACAAGATTTGCCAAAACGGCTGAAGTGTATTCAGTGCCGTCAATGGTCACTTTCCAAACGGGTGACCACTGCGTCATGCGATTTGCAGGTTGGTTGCGCCACCTGTGCCGCGATAGTAAGAATTGTTTAAGGTGTCAATGATCGTGCGTGCAGTGCCTTCAGGTTCAAACGCACCCGTGACCGTCAAATTGATTGTTGTCCCCATTGAAGCGGCTTCAGCCATGCGGAATGACCCAGGGTTGAAATTGCCTGAAACGACACTGCTAGCAGCTGACGCAGCAACCTTCGCAGCGGTTGCAATTCCGCTTGATGTTGTGCCGCCGCCTGTTGTTGTCGTTGTGCCTGCTGGTGTAACCGTCGCCGTTGGTGATGAAGCAACCGCACCCGTTGACATTGAATAATTACCAAGCGCGCCTGTTGTCGTTGACGCAGCACCAATTTTGGGAACGTACGGAATGTCCTTGCCCCATTGCACTGCGTTGTAACCCTTGATTACGGCGTTGATTCCGTCAATGGCGGCGTTCAATAATGGTTTCAATGCGCCCAATACCTTCGCAATGACTGTGATCACGATTTCAGCAGCGTCGCCAACCATTGACATGTATTTGCCCAATACGCTACCGATAAGCGGTGCAATGAATTTCACGACGTCCCAAAATGCTTTGAATTCGTCCTTGCTATTCATTATCGCAGTTTTTACGCTATCGAAAACCGACTTCATTGCTTCAACGATTGGTGTGAATGTTTTCTTTAGGGTTGTGCCAACGTCTGTGATGACCTTGCCAAACCCGTCGCCTTCGGTAAGGCTGAACGCTGCTGAAAATGCCTGGATTGCTGGCAACGCGTTTTCATTGATGAACTTCAATAATTTGTCAAGGATAGGCAGCAACGCCGTTCCCAATGTTTCTTTGGCTTCGTCGAATGCGACCTGAACGCGTGCAATTTGTCCCGCGTATGTGTTGGCGTTTGCAGCGGCTGCCCCACCAAACAATTGGGTCAAACGACCCTGAACCTGTTCAAATGACATGGATTTCAATTCGGCTGCGTCTAGCCCAATGCCCAATTTACCCAGGGCAGCCGTGTTGCCGTCGTAAGCCTTGCCCAAACTATTTGCAACGGCTTCAAGCGGTTTGCCCGTTGCCGCGCTAATGTCCAATGCCGTCGAAAGTAAATCCTGTGCCTTTGTGATGTCGCCCGTCGATCTAACCAAGCGACCAAGCGCAGGGCGCAATTCGTCGTCAGCAACACCAGTCGCCAATGACATTTGAAGAATCGAATCTTCGGTTGCTTTGATCTGTGCCTGGGTTGCACCCGTTGCGTTTTCCAACGCCAATGCCAATTGTGTCTGTGCCTTTTCGTCGGCAATTGCAGCCTTTACGCCTTCGATACCAATTGCAATTGCAGCAGCACCAGCAGCCGCAGCAGCGGCAGCAAATGCCTTGCCGATTGCGACGCCCGCTTTTCCAATTTTGTCGCCAAATGTGTCAACGTCGCCCGACGCGGTTTTCAACGATTTGTTTAGATTGTCGACGTCACCGAGAATCGATAATTTAAGGGTACGACTGCCAGCCATTAGTCAAACTCCTTCACGACTTTGACAAATGCGTTTTCCCAACGCTTAACGATTTCAGGCTGGATTCTGCGCAATGTTGGATAGATAAACCAGCCGCGTGAACCGCGACCTTCACGACCTGACCACACTGGAAATTGCTTTTTAGTATTCGAACCAAATTCATTGCCTGCCCACAACTGTTGCGTTGTGCCGCCGCCTGAAAACTTTTGCGCGGCGAATCCGTAGCTGATCTCACCAATTTTTGAAGATTTGGAAACACGTGCGCCCGTGGCAATTCGTACCTTCGCGGTCTGATTTGTGCCGCTAGTTGCTGCGGCGTCAATGACGCTTGAACGAACATAATCAGCCAATTCGCTGCTGATCACTTTCGCCTGTTTTGTCGCTTCTTCGTCCATTGCCTTGAAAGACTTCACAATGGCGCGCAATTCCGCTTTGTCATAAGTGATTGCGTCTTTAGCCATTTGCCTGCCTTTCTAAAATTTCAATAATTGTCAGAATGTCCTCAGCAGTTTCAAATTCGCTAGGGGATAGCCCCGTTGCCAGGGCTATCTCCCACACGATTCGACTTAGGCTTCCGACTGGGTGACTTTTGGGTTTGCTTCACCGACGATCACTTCGGAAATGGTTTCCGTCCATGCTTCGATTGGCTTGACTGGTTTCCCAGCGGCTTCGCGCTTCATGGCGTGATAGGCGAGAAATACTAAATCGGAAATTCCGATTTTCTCCTGCGCCTGTGCAATGGTGTGACCCGATTGCTTCTCCCACTTCACCCATTCAGGCGGTGCAGCCGTGTAAGTGATTTGGTCGCCGTTATTGTATTCAATTGTTATTGGTAACTTCATTTTGTCTCCCGATTGTTAATTCTTAGCTGAATGTCTCAGTAGGTGTTCCCACTACGACAAATGATAGGTCAACGGTCTGCGCGTCAGGTGCTGACCCGCCGACTGCTGGAAATACTGGCATGACGTTAAATGCAAAAACCGCACCTGAAACCGCAGTCAATGAAACTGCCAATGTTGTGTTTGGGTTTGATTCGCATGCAGTCCATAACGCTTCGCACAATGAACCTGAAGCACCCCAGTCAGCCAACATTGAAACGTCAAATGTCCACTGGTCGTCAATGTGCTTGTAAGCCTTACCGTCAAGCGTCTGATAAGTCTCAACGGTTGGTGAATTTGCAAGTGTCGCACTGGTCGCCTGTGCGTCGTATGATGTGGAAGCGATCGTCAGTGTTAGATCGCGACCCGTGATGATCGTTGTTGCCACGTTTATCCCCTTAGTTTGTTTGTGTGTAGTACGTTGAAACGTTGATGTCTGCAACCAACATGGGCGATTGACCCACTTCAAGAACCGTCGGCTTTTCGATCTGACCAACAACGTATCCCGCAGGCATTGCCGCGAGAATTCCCATGATTAGTTTTTCCAGGTTGTCTAATGACCCTGCGTTGCTATTTGAAGCAACAATGGCAGTGATTGCAAAATTGATTTTGACTTTAGTTGCTGCCTTGCCGATAAGCACAATTTCCATGTAAGGCGAATCGGGCACAACGACAATGGCGGGTGGAATAGGTGCTTCGGGCACGCTGGGATAGACGTTTGCTGATAGCGCACTGAAGGCGTTTGCTAAGGCTGCACGTGTATCGGAGACGGCACTGGCAGTCACTATTGAACGACCGTTTCGCTATCCAAGAACGGCATAAGTAAAGTCGATACGCGATTGGTCAAACTGCGACCCATTCTGTACGGCGTCGAAGTGAAGTCAACGCCTTCGATCTGTCCACCAGCAGCGACGCGTGATTGAAACACTTCAACGCTGACTGCCAAAATTGCTGATTCGATTGGTGCGCTGGTTGCGTATAAATCAGCTGCTGAATACCCCTGAAGCGTTGCAAGACCCGTCGGAATTATCTCGCGCAATGTGACATCTGATGAAGTCAATGCAGCGGTGAATGAATACGGTGTCACTGAAACAACTGTGTGCGTTGCGGTGAACGGTGAAGGTAGACCAGTGACAATGACTGACTGACCTGCAACGAAATGGTGATTTCTCACGGTGTAGAAATAAGCAACGTTTGATTGCAATTTATAAGATTCGATCGCTGAAGTATTTGCAACCAACATGGGCAAAATGACGGCTTCAGCGGTGTTGATAATTTCGTCAAGGTAGGCGTCTGAATAAAGGGAGACGCTCACGCCTAGCACTGTTCGCAATTGACTGGCGGTGACAATACTAGGCATGAGCGTTCCTTTCGATCGGCTGCGGCGAGATCGGGAGAACCCGCCGCATGATTAGTTTTTGTGGATTATGACTTATTCACGCCAAATGCACCAGCCGCAATCTTTGTGGCACATGCACCAAACGAATACACACCAACAGTGATAGAACCGTCAGCTGTTGACTCTGCGCGTAACTGGTATGTGCTGCCCTCGTACCATGTGTATGCGTCAGGGTTGATGATAAGAATTGAATCGTCTGTGTCTGTTGTCGCAGCAGTGTTTGCAGTGACGTAAAGATCAAGACCAGCAACGCGTCCACGAAGTGAAGTTGGTGTTGCAAGTCCTGGCTGATTCATTGGGTTTGTTACTTCGTTATAAATTGGACGTCCACTGTCATTTAGTGACATGACGTTTGACCACTGTGAAGTGTTCATAAGAATGTTGCGTGCGAATGGATTTGCAAGACCAGCAGTTGCGCCGTAGACGCTTGCTGCACCGCGTGCAACGAATCCGAGCAATTCAGCTGCGGTTGGGTATGTTGTAATACCAGTGCCGTCAGCAGTTGCACCAGCAACGAGAACTGAATTCACGTATGCGTCTTGTGCCTTCGCCATTGCTGCAACCATGTTCTTCAATAACTCATCATAAAATTGCGGCGAAGTGCGCTGAAGCAATTCAACCGAAAATTTCTGCTGACCCTTGAAGCCCTTGACGTCCACTGATAAGAACGCAGAATTTTGGTCTGTCTCAGAAAACGCGCCGTCCTCTGCAACAACTGCGACCGTTGGCGCAACTGTAATCTTTGGAATTTCAAATGTCATTCCAGCGTCAGGCAGTGTGCCACGTGAAATTGCGTCGATTGACGGACGAATTGTTGTTGATAGTCCGTTGATGACTTCAGCCAACTGACGTGTTGGAACAAGTCCCGCGTTGTCTGTTGTGTTGTCTGCTGCAAGAACGTACTGACGTGCAGTCTCGTCGCCTGCTGCTGCCAGCATTTTGTTTTCAAGATACTTTGACGCAGTGATTTCAATGCGTGGTGTTGCCTTCCAGCCGCCGACCTTTTGTGCGGCTGCGGTTACTGACTGTGCGGCTTCTACCGTCTCAACGGCTTCCGCTTGTGTGACGGTGTTGTCCACTTCGTCTCCTTCGTTTGTTGGTGTTTCTTCCGTTTCAATTGTTGAATCGGAAACTTCGTTTTCTTCGCCTTCAGTTGCAGCAACTGACTCAACGCGCGCTGATCGAATAGCAGGTTCGCTAGTTAGCGCAACGCCTGTCAATTCACCCTTCAAAATGCGGATTGTGCCGTCCTTTAATGTTTCGTATTCGTCAAATGAAACTTCAACGCTGAATCCGTCGCGTAGACCTTCAGCGGCTTCAACCAATGCGTCGTTGCCTGCGGTTGTCTCAGCGATTTTGAATGTCGCCGTCATTTCTTTGTCATTCGATTCAATGCTCAATGTTTTTCCGATTCTGCGTGAACGATCATGTTCAAGGTTTAGCAGCACCGGGGTTGGTTCAATTGAATTGGAAGCAAATTGAACCTTGCCAATTGAAGCATTGCCAATTTCTTCGAATGCAACAATGCGTCCCGAGATTGTGCGACTGTTTGAATCTGCCGCCGTGATCTGCATTGGTGTGATGACTTTTTTCATAGCAGCATGTCCTCTTCTTCACGTATTTCGTCGATCGACATTGCGCCGATACGATTTAAGATTTCATAAACCTGCGCGCGCTCATAAGGATTGCCACGCAGGAAGTCGTCTAAGTCGAACGACACGCGATTTCCAGCAGGGGTGAAATCCGCAAAACTCATTCGTTCTTCAATGATCGACATGTAATTTCTAAACGCAAAATCAACCAGGTCGCGACGCTTATCAAGTGCATTTGCGTACGTGAATGATGATTGTTGCGAATCAGTAAAGTACGCAGGCAAACCGCATGCACGTGATAATTCAAGCGAAACATAATTGCGGGCTTCGTTCAGCTGAAGATTCTTTGGGTCATAGCCAATTGTTTCAAGTGTCACGTCAGCATTCAAAAACGCGGTTGATTTGTTGCTTCGTGCAGTACGCCATGACTGCAACAACTTCGCAACGCGATCTGCTGGAAGTGATGTGCCATTTGATTTCAAAACCATTTGTGGAACTGGTTCATTTGCAAAATTCATTGCCGCTTTTTCAAGTGCTGCCGCCGCCTTGATTGTGCGACCTGCGCGACTCAACAAACCTTCTTGTGTACCCTGGAAAACAACTAGGTTTGCAGGGTCTACGTATGAACCGTCGATCTGATAAGACTCAATTTCATAACCCATGCCAGTTGTTTGAATGGTTATGCGTTCAGGTGCAATTCTTTCCATTGCGCGGATTTTGCCTGTGTCTGCGTATCTCTCCATTACGTACGCATAAGCACTAGGGTGGAAAAACAAGTCTGAAATAATCCATGACCAAAACGTCACGCCTGGAATGCGTGGGTCAGGCTGATTGATCACGCGCGGTTGTGAAACCTTTTCGCCTGTGCCTTCGTTGCGGGTGTGCATTGGCAATGACGCAATTGTTTGAATGATCGACAACGCACGCGCGCATGTAGGCACGCTCATTGCTTCAGCGCGCGACGCAGTGATTACGCCGCCGAATAAGAATAGATTTCCTACTTCGGAATAGTACGGCGCAACCGCTGCGGCGTCTACGTCCAACGGTTTAGCTGGAACGGCAGCGTCAACCTTTGGTGTGAATAGATCGAAAAATCCCATGCCCAAATTGTGTCAGGCTTATACGATCAACCCACCATGATGTCAAGATCATTCTCTGGGCGTGTCGCGAAGTGTGTCGCGAGTGCAACTGCCACGGCTGCGCAAACGACCGACTGTGACGCCCTTCGTCCAATAACCCACCCGCCGTCCCCACGACGTAACTGAACCGCCGACAAAACTTCTTCGGACAATTGGGCTTGACCACGGTGTTTCAAACGCCCTGAATTGATCGCGCTCAACATTTCGTCGCATGCCTGCGGATACACCCCGTCCATGTCGAAAATCGGGATTCCAGCAGGTGCAAGGCGTGCGGCAACCGCTGCGCTTGTCTTTCGACTGTAAAGAACGTATTCGGTTGGATACTTTCGCGCATAATCTGCCAGGTCGTTGGCAATTGCCTTATCGTCCAATTGGAGATCGTTTTGCCAGGTGTGCAGCAACTTAACAACAAATTGTTCGCCCCCGATTTTCTGCGCGCCCACCAATGAAGCATGACGTCTATCGGGCGAAAGATCGATCGCCAACCATGTCAATTTGTCAATGTCCAGGTCAGCTGATTTGTCCAGGCAATTACCCCATGAAGCGGCGTCAACTGCTGAATTGATCGCCACAACCCAGCGGCACAACACTTCGGTCATGACCACGTCAGGCGGGTCGTTCAAAACGCTTTTGATGTTGTCGGCGTGAATCAATGTGCCCATTGAAGGGTTGGCGTGCCGTGCATTGTCAACGCTGATTTCGTCGGTTGGTGCTGACCATTCAAAATACCCAATGTCATCTTCGACGCCTGCAATTGAAGCCAACGCCCTTTCACGGAATTGGTTCAGCACGACTGAACTGGAATCACCCGCGTTTGTGTACGCCATGACCATGGGGTTGGTCGCCGCCATAAGGGTGTATCGCAGCGAAGCAAACGATTCAATGTCGGTCATTTCGCGTAATTCGTCCAGGTGAATGGTTGACGGGCGGGAAACACCACGGGCAGCCGAACCGCCCGCACGCACAATGAACCGATTGCCTGTAAGGGTTTCGATTTCTTCACCGCCGTGCTGCCAGCGAATCTTCTTGACCTGTTTTGCCAAACTGTCGTTGGATTCAATGATCTGAACCATTGCCCTGAATTGTTCAAGCGACGTGGACAAGCGGTGCGCCGAACCAATTTGCAGGGTTTCGTCCCATAAGAACAACCCGCCCAAAATCCGAATCAGCTGAAGAAAACTTTTTCCATTCTGTCTCGCAACACAAATGGTGTTCACAGGCGTCGCCCAGCGTCCGTCAGGCTTGACTTTGTGTGTGTGAATGAGCGCGAATTTCTGCCATTCCATGAGATCGATTTTCAAACTGCTGGCAAGGTCTATCAATTCATGCCCGCGTGAAGGTAAATCGTTCAATGGCGTGTGAATTCGGGGCGTTTGTACGCCGATTAGCGGGATTTGTAGGTCTGTGTCCCTACCCAAAACCGTTTGAAGCCCATTTAAGCCTGTTTCAGTTGGTTGGTGACCTTCTATGACCTTCTCAGTCATTTTCGTGGCTTCTTGAGTCGTTTGGGGGGAGAATCAAACACGAAAGGGTCAGGGGTGTCTTAGGTTCATTAAAAAACCTACCCCCCTTCGAAGAATTGCAACTTCCACACAATGTCTGAAGATTCCAGTCATCATCTGACCCACCTGCTAGGCGTGGCAGTATGTGATCAACCGAATTGCCTTCCCCACCGCATGCTTGGCATGTGTATCCGTCGCGTTGCAGTATGCGTTGGCGTATCTTGCGCCATTGGCTGGTGCTTCCATTGTCCTTTAATGCGCTTGCCATTAGTAATACCCATGTTCCACGTGAAACGCCCATGCCTTGCATGGTGTTTGATAACGAATTGTGACATAGCGAAGTGTCGCGTCTAATTGTCTAAATGGGTCTAAGTCACGATAGTGCTTCGATCTCATTTGACCTAAGCCGTAATGACTGCCATTGCGAGCAGTGTATGACCACCTTGATTCCTTTGTGATTATCTTGTTGAAGCACTGAAATTCTTTGTAATCAAGAATCCTTGAATGTGCATAAAGTTTCAAATGATCTATTGAATAATTAGCTGCATTGGCGTTGTGTATCAGCCCTGTCGAAGTAACCGCCAAAATGGCAATACTCGCCCCAAACGGTTTTCTGCGCTTCAGCGAACTAACCGCGGTGGCGGTTCGCTTCTCGCGAAGAAATCCTATCGCGTATGTCAAGCAATTGAATAACTCACGCATACGCTTGGGCGATTCCAACAGGTTTTGTCCCCCTGTGCATAACGTCTGTGGATAACTATTTCCACGTAATGACTTCAATTGAACCCCACCCTTCACGATCGATTGCATGACGTGCCAATTGCAATTTGCGGTGATGATCTACCACAACGCTGCGTTTGACTGGGAATTCCCTATTTTTCTGCACTTCAAGTAATGTTGCCAATGGTGTGTCAAATAGGACAACACGTGTTTCCAAACCCAGTCGGTCAGCTAAATGACGCCAAACGTCCCTGTGCGCCTTGATTGTGTGCGTTGCGTCAGCAATTAGCGATTGACCGTTTTCGACGGCTTTGATCGCCTGCATACGTCGCAGATTGCTAAACGCTTGAATGTCCAATTCAGGATTCACGCGAATTCCGTCCAGGCAATAGACATGTTCAAACCCCTGCGCATTCTTTCGAACCCACGTTGATTTCCCTGACCCTGGTGCGCCTAGTAGGACTGTGATCATTGGTGACCCCAACCCTTACCCTTGAATGAAATCCCCGGGGCTGAATAAAGTCGTGTCATGGCTTCACCGCAACATTGTGCGTCTCGTTCTTCATGGATTGACTTATCCAATTCAACACGGATTTTGCACACCTTGCATTCAAACTCATAGATTGGCATTTGAAGTCCCTATCTGTGCAACCCCCATGACTTCGCACTTCGTGCATTGAATTACTTCCACACCTTCGGGCAGATTGTCCGTTATTTTGTGAATCAACTGGGTTGTGATCTTCTTGCATTTGCGGCATTCAAATTGCACTTTGTCCATAATTGGATTTCCTTAAATTTTCGATTGGCTGAAGATTGATTTGGGTGACCCACCAATTGGGTTGCTTACTGTGTCGATACTTCGGGCGTTGTGCCATTGCAATGGGAATCCAGCCCGCAATGAAGTAATGCGGTGATTGTCCCGTCACCAGCACTGCAATGTCATTTGGTCGATCGTATTCATGGATTATCAGCTGACCCGTGACGTACTTAGTCCACCGCACTTCGATCGCATTGCCCACGTCGGCTTTGACTTTAAATTTGTTTTCGTAAGGGTCAAATGGAAGATTGAAGTATTTTGCAACCACCCATTCACTGCCAATTGCTTCAGCCGATTCGACCAGGTATTCAAACGTTCCCAATTGCTTTTGGTGGCGTTGTGGATTGTCTGTGCCCTTGGTTGATTCTGCCGTCAATTTGACCGCTGCCAGCATGCAAATGATTTCTTCCTCTTGGGTCAATTGCATTTTCACCGGCAACCACCACACAACCACGCTAATTTTTCGCCTGCCTGACCTATCTTGTATCCGAATGCGTCCAATTTGACGATCATTGCGCAACCGTCGCATTGAATGACCTTGTATTCGGCAATCACTTCACCGTTTTCCATGAGTTTGGCGGTCATGCTTTGTGGATAGATTATTTCAACGAAATCGCTCATTGTAATTCCTTCTCAATAGCCTGAATAGTAGGGCAGGGATAACGCAAACCTTCTTCGTCACCACATT